ACAGCAATTGTATCACCAGTAGAGTTAAATGCGACGACGTTTCCCTGGCCTGTTGGCAATGTTGCTGGGTCAGCGTATTTAGTTCCAAATCCAGAAGCTGACCATGGATAGGCTGAAACAAATGGTGTTGTCCCACAAGCAACAGCAATAGCGGAACTGCTGGGACTAAAAGCGACGCCATTCCCAAAGCCTGTTGGTAACGTCGTCGGATCGGCATACTTGGTTCCAAAGCCAGAGCCTGACCATGGATAAGTTGAAACAAATGGCGTTATGTCATGAGCAACAGCAATAGCAGAGCCATCTGGACTAAATGCTACGCCACGCCCAGTACCTGTCGGCAATGTGGCCGGGTTAGCATACTTAGTTCCAAATCCAGAACCTGACCATGGATACGCAGATACAAATGGTGACGTATTGTGGCTGACAGCAATTGTATCACCAGTAGAGTTAAATGCTACGCCACGCCCAGTGCCTGTTGGTAACGTCGTCGGATTGGCATACTTGGTGCCAAATCCAGAGCCTGACCATGGATATGCCGACACAAACGGCGTTGTGAGGTGAGCAACAGCAATAGCGGAACTGTCGGGACTGAAGGCAATGCCAATTCCAGTGCCTGTCGGTAATGTTGATGGGTTGGCATATTTAGTTCCAAAGCCAGAGCCTGACCATGGATAAGTTGAAACAAATGGCGTTGTGCTGTGAGCGACAGCAATAGCAGAGCCATTTGGACTAAATGCTACACCATTCCCCTGGTCTGTCGGTAAAGTTGCTGGATTAGCATACTTAGTTCCAAACCCACTAGAAGACCAAGGATACGCCGTCACATACGGAGATGAATCGTGAGCAACAGCAATCTGCTGAGCCGGATACCCGCCGGATGTGAAGGCGACGGCATAACCATCGCTGCTCACGGCGGTTGATGGATTGGCGTATTTCGCCCCGAAGCCGCTTGAGGACCACGCATAGACTGCGATGTTGGGGCTGGTACTATGCGCCACAGCAAGGGCTGTAGCGTCTCCGCTAAAAGCAACGCCGCGCCCCGTGCTGGTGGGAAGCGTGGATGGGTTTGCGTATTTGGTTCCAAAGCCGCTTGATGACCATGGATACGCATATATATATGGTGTTGCGTCTGTTGTCACAGCAATAGCGTCGTTGTTAGGGCTAAAAGCCACGCCATTTCCATTAAATCCACCCGGCAAAGTTGCAGGGTCAGAGTATTTAGTTCCAAAACCAGAGCCTGACCATGGGTATGCTGTTATGTAGGGGCTGGCATCGTGCGCGACAGCTATTGCGGTTCCAGAAGGACTGAATGCGACGCTCCTGCCAGTGTCTGTTGGCAAAGTTGCAGGGTTAGAGTATTTAGTTCCAAAACCAGAACCTGACCATTGGTAAGCTGAGATGTTGGGGCTACTGCCATGCGCCACAGCAATTGCAGAGCCGTTTGGGCTGAATGCAACGCCATAGCTACTGTTTGTTAGCAAAGTTGCAGGGTCAGAGTATTTAGTTCCAAAACCAGAACCTGACCATGGGTATGCTGTTATGAAGGGGCTGTCAAGGTGCGCTACGGCAATTGCAGAACCATCAGGACTAAATGCGACGCCATAAGCATAGAGTGCCGGTAACGTCGCTGGATTAGAATATTTAACTCCATAACCATTACCTGACCACGGATACGCATAAATATAAGGGCTTGAGTCTGTACCCACAGCAATTGCCGATCCAGTCGGGCTGAAAGTTACAGAAAAATTAGTTCCAGCAGGAGGAGAGGTGGGATTAGTATACCTTGCTCCAAACCCACTGGCATTGGTCCACGGATACGCAAAAACGCCCGTCGAACTGCCACACACAGCAATCGTCCGAGACGCCACTAGGTTTGGCGTGAAGCCTGCGACCTGAGTTGTATTCGCGCTAAACATTACAGGTAATTCTGCCCAGCAACTGAACCCAGCCAATTCGTCCCGTCAGCGGTGAACACAAACTTATCCCCCTTACTGGCTGTCGCCGTGATCGTCGGCGCTGTTGAGGAAGGCCACTTAACCGCAGCAGGCCACGTCACAGTTCTAGAACCTGTGGCATCTTGCTTGAGGAACATCATGAAGGATTGCCCAGCAGTGGCGGTCGGGAACGTGAACGTGCAGTTGCCGGTCAGCGTAAGGATTTGAAATGTGCCGTTCGCCAGAGAGACTGTGTAAGCTGTGCTGGTGTTGGCGGTGACCGTCTCTTCAGTGTAGCCGTCATTGATGGTCACACCAGACAGCGTAAAGCTGGTGAAAGTGTTGGTGTTACCCAACGTGCCGGCATTGTTATACAGAGCATAACCAGACGTGCCGCTGGCAACGGTCGTGGTGCCAACCGTGAGCGAGTTAGGCCCGGTTGCGCCGGTAGGCCCAGTAGGTCCTGTGGGGCCAGTAGGGCCAGCAACGGTAGAAGCTGCACCAGTCGCGCCAGTGGGCCCTGTGGGGCCAGTAGGCCCAGCCACAGTCGATGCCGCACCAGTAGGCCCTGTGGGGCCAGTGGGACCAGTCAAACCAGTGCTGCCGGTAGGCCCTGTGGGGCCAGTAGGACCAGTTAAGCCAGTGCTGCCAGTAGGCCCTGTGGGGCCAGTTAAACCAGTGCTGCCAGTAGGCCCTGTGGGGCCAGTTAAACCAGTGCTGCCAGTAGGACCCGTGGGGCCAGTAGGTCCAGCCACAGTTGAAGCAGCGCCAGTTGAACCCGTTGGCCCTGTAGGGCCTGTGCCTGTAGGCCCCGTAGGGCCAGCCACAGTGGATGCAGCGCCCGTGGGGCCAGTAGGACCAGTGCCTGTAGGCCCAGTAGGCCCAGCAACCGTAGACGCCGCCCCAGTGCTTCCTGTGGGGCCCGTAGGCCCCGTGGGGCCAGTAGGCCCAGCAACCGTAGATGCAGCACCAGTAGAACCCGTTGGGCCTGTAGGGCCTGTAGGGCCAGTGGCACCAGTAGGGCCAGCCACAGTGGATGCTGCGCCCGTGCTACCAGTAGGGCCTGTAGGGCCATTAACGCCAGCACCACCAGTCGGCCCAGTGGGGCCTACAGGGCCTCCAGAGGGGCCTGTGGGGCCCAACCCGCCTGTTGGGCCAGTGGGGCCGGTCGGACCCGTTGGACCAGTCGGACCAGTCGGGCCAAGCGTACCAGGAGTGCCCTGAGCGCCAGTCACACCAGTGGGGCCGGTGGGACCTACAGAACCAGCACTACCAGTCGGGCCAGAGTTACCTTGAGCGCCAGTCGCGCCTGTTGGCCCAGTAGCGCCAGTTAAACCAGTGTTACCCGTAGGGCCAACAATTCCGTTAGCCCCCTGCGCGCCCGTAGGGCCCGTGGCACCAGTAGGGCCAGCAGAACCTGTCGGGCCAGACTGGCCGGCAATACCTTGCGCGCCTTGGGGGCCAGTGGGGCCAGTTCGCCCAGTAGGGCCAGTGGGGCCAGCAGCACCCTGCGGCCCAGTGGCACCTTGAGGGCCAGGGTTCAATCCAGCAATCTGAGACGAAGTAACGCGAACAGAAGTGCCAGCCTGCACAGCCTCAAGCTGCTCAGTGCCATTCAAAGAGGTGGCAACAGGCAAATTCGGGATCTGAACATTCGACATTTATAGCGGCCCCGTCTTTGGTACTTCCGTATTGTTGTATGGCAGACCTGGGTCGTTATTTCCAGGGGCATTTGGATCAGTGCCGGGCCGTTGGTTCTTACCACCCGGCGGCTCACCAGTCTGCTGCGTCACACGGTTCTTATCGTCCTGCGTAATACGGGTATTGCCGCCAGGAACCGGGATGCCAGTCTGAGCATTCACCGTGTTCTGCCCGGAGGTAACACGAGTGCTTGTCTCAGCCGTCACAAAGTCCTGAATGCGCGGGTTGATGACGGGCATGGGATCAGCAGGGACAATGATGGCCCTCAACTGGTTTTGCGGGTCATCATAGCACACTCGACACACCAAGATCCGCTTGTTGATCATCGATGCGCCGGCCCAGTCGTATTGCCAGCTAAGATTGACGAGATTTTGCCGAAACCCGCACCTGTCGCAGATGGCATGCGCCTGGGGGCTGGTGGCGCTGGTTCTAGCCCGGCCAGATTGTGAGGCGTAAGCCATGCAAAGCCTCCACTAGGGCCGGAAATAGCCAGACAGCATCGGGCTGATGTACTGGGCAGCCGTTTCTACGTTCTGTTCCGCAGCCACGTTGTAGCTCTCGTCAGAAACCGCTTTAAGCCCCTGAGCCATCTGGGGGGCCCAAACTTTTGAAAGGCGGTACGCAAGCCCGTCAGCAAACGCCTCAAGCCAGAAATACGGGATTTCCACATTCTGGCCGCTCGTGAAATTAGAATCTTGAACTTGGCGCGTCTTATAATACACCAGATACTGAGCGCTGTAGCCATCCGGCACAGGCCAGAGTTTAACACTGCCGTTGATGAGGCGATCCTGCCAGTAAACTGTCGGAAAGCCCTGCTGCTCCTTGTTCGGATAGCTCGCATATTCCGTGCGGCTGATCGGCAGGATGATGCGATCAATCGGGTTAGAGTTTCCATTGTCGATCCTGATGTAGGTGTCCAGCATAACCACCGTGTTGGGATCAATCGTGTATGTTGATTGCCCCGCCACCAGCGGCACAGAAATCCTCTCAACGGTCCAGAGGTTCACACCATTGTTGGACCAGTTGGCCAGCATCATGTTGGCGGCAATACGCGCCGACTCCATATGCTCCTGGGTCAGCGAGGTGTTGCGGATGCCGATCAGATTGTAGGCATACAGAACCAGTTCGCCTAGCGACGGATCGAAATTGTATGTGCCGCTAGTGGTCATGGTTTACCCCTAAGCGTTGGCGTCGTTTTGGATGTAGATCACATGGAACTCGCCAGTGACAGAACTGCCGGCGGTGCTTGATGCCGCCCGCATTTCAATGTCTGTCTTTTCTGAAATTTGCAACGCAGTATCAAAATGGCGGTCAAATGAATTGCCAGCCAGCATCTTGCATGTGGACTGCACCGCAAACACACCACCAAGCGGCCTGATGTTCAACGAGCCAGTGACGATGATGTTTGCAGTTGTGTTGGCAGAAGTCCAAGCAGCGGAGGTAAGATACGCCGTGTAGCCGGCAGGGACCGTCCAGAAGGCTTGGTCAGATACGTTGTATCCAAGCGGCACCTGTCCATAAATCGTTGCCGGAACGCCAGTCGTCACCACACCAACGCCAGCATACAAAATGCCAGCAGCCGTGCCGCCAGAACCAGCAGTCACAACCAGCATTTCATTAAACCGAATATAGCTGTTTACAGTGTTAACAGCCGTCTGTCCGTTCAGCGCAACAGTTTCAGAAATTTCGTTATAATTGGCATCAAGCCCATAAACGATAACCGTCCTAGCACCAGTGCCGGCAGCAGTGTCGCTTGCGCTGGCGCTGGAGATCTTCAGGACGGTGGCAGAAGTTGGGTATGTGTAAAGGCCTGAGCTTCCGCCAGCCCAAATGGTTGAGAAGCCCGTTCCCACGTTCGTGTTCGTGCCAAACTGGAACAGCCGCTTGTGCCAGGAGATTTGGCCTCGAGCCACCTGAAGCTCAAAAGGCTCATAACGACCACTCTGGGTAATCGACCAAGCTGTAGTGGGCATTATGCTTTATCCTTCTTCCGTCCAGCGCGCATAGCAGTGACGTTATCTACCAGATTGGGCCAGGGCCTGCCAGCAGCGCGAGCGCTGGCCTTGGCCGCAGTCACCTGCTTCCGGCTCATGTGCTTGTCGCCAGAATCTTTCGGCGCTTCTTTTTCCCAGAAAGCCTTCTTCATCAATTGCAATCCCACTTCCGCAGGGCCTTGTTGATCCTGCTGTTTGGATCATGCGCCGTCTTAGCGCCAGTCAAATGCTTACGCATACCCTCCATCCGGGAACAGAAGTTATGCCGGCGGGATGCAGCGACCTCACTATGCTTCGCTGCTTCACGTGAAACAGGCGGCTTGATGTTGTGCCCTTCGGCACGCAATGACGCGCGGCCTTTTGCATTTAGGCCACCAGAGGCGCTCTTGCCTTCCTTGCGGGTCCAGGCACCAGCCATCACAGCCTCCTTGCTTGCAAAGAAAAGATGGGGGCCGAAGCCCCCACCGGATCAGTCGATATCGACCGTATGACGGCCCTTGGCCGGCGTGCCGCTGTGGGCGCTGGAGAGGGGGCTGCTGTCAGCACCCACGCGGCCACCGGCCTTGCGGGGCTTGCGGCCCATGTGCATCTTAGCGGCCATACCAGCCACCTTGCCAACGGCCTTACCACCACGCTTGCGCTCTTCAGCAGCCTTGGTGATCTTCGGCGCGTTAACCCGGCTTTCTGGGTTGCTGCTAAGATCCTGTTCATACTCACGAGCGCCCATGCTGGGGGAGTCCATCCCACCGCCAGAAGCGCGATTCTTACGACCCTTCATGAGGTGTCTCCCTATTGCTGCGCGTAAATGACAGTCACTTCCACATAGCCGGCAGTGGCAGCAGTGCCGACCGGAGTGACAGTGACAACAACCGGCGCTGACGTTGCCGCCGTAACGCCGAGAACAGTTACACCAGACATCGCCGCAAGCTGCGCGGCAGTGAAGGTGATAGCTTTCCGGCCAGTGCTTGTGACACTGATGCTGCCAACATACTGCGTACCAGCAGCGGCAGTGCCAATGCTCAAAGTCGCAGACGTGCCAGAGTTGAACGCCGTCAGAACGTCGATGTTGAAGTCGATGATCTGCGAGCCAGCCGGAATGTAGATGGTAGACGAAACGGCATTGGTGCCATTCTGAGTAATCGACGTAGTCTGGACGAGGGTCACATAGCCCTGGTTGGGGCCGTTAGTCTCACCAGACTGAAGATCACCAGACAGAACCGGGCCGCTAAAGTGGGTAGCCGCCATTTTAGCCTCCTTTTGGGTTAAAACCCCTCCCTTTTCGGGGGAGGGGCGGTTCTGTTGTTAGGTCGGAAAGCTGCCGTAGATTGCACGGAAGTTATAATATCCGAAGCTGTACCTCTCGTAGCCCTTCACCAGGAGGTTATCCGTGACGAAGTCGACCTGCATATCCGTCTCAAACTTGATGCGCTCCATGTAGGAGAGGCCATCAATGTTCGTGAGCAGGAACCAAGCGCGGCTCGACGTGAGGAAGTCGTTCACCATGTACGACTCTGGCAGGCCGCCAGCGGTCATCATGATTGCATTGACATCGTTGTCGGCAGTGCCAGGACGCAGTTCGGTCTTGGTCAGGCGGATAGCAACCGGCTCAAGCTGGGGCGGAACCACCAGCTTGCGAGCGCGGGCGAAGACCTTCAGGCCGGCCTGATCCTTGAAGTTCGTACGAACGGCGATCATGCCGTTCAGCAGCGTGGCTTCATTCAGGTCAACGTCAGTCGTCGGGCGGTTTGCAACCGTGCCACCGTCAATCGAGTGGTCGGTGGCGCACAGAGCCTTGCCGTCACCACCAATCGACGCATTGTAGGTCGTGGCAGTGTTCAGCACGTTCGCGCCGTAGATTTCCTTGGTCTGCTGGAAGGACTCGATCAGACCGAGGTTCGACGGGTGGAACTGCGTCTTGTACAGGTTGTCGTCAATCGCCTTGCGGGTGATAGCATACCCCAGGGCGATTTCGGTGTGTTCCTGGTTGTACACAAAACGCTCACCAGCGCCCGAGTCGAATGCAGTCTGACCACCTTCGGTCTTCAACTGCGCGAGGCCCAAGTACCGCATTTCGGCAGTACGTTCGAGGGCCATCTTCGAGTCGTGCTTGGTGAACACCTTGTCGTACTGCGACGGGATCATCTCATACTTGCCCTCGACACCGCGAAGGCCGGGCAGGAGAAGATCCTTAATGGCACTAAGATTAACAGCCATGGTTCTTGCTCCTTACGAGATGCCGGTCGGGCCAGCGCCGTTAGCGCGCAGCCACTCGTTGTTGAAGCCAACCACCACCCAGTTATAGGCAGAGGTCGGGTCGGTGCCAGGGCCACCCGGAGGCTGCGTGATCACATCGGTCACGACAAACGGGAAGGTAACCGTGGTGCCCAGGCTGTTCAGGTATGCACCCGAAATGCCGGTGGAGGTGTTGCCCGTACCAATGGCAAACTGAGCATACTGACCAACAGGGCTGCTGGTGAAGGTGCTGAGCGTGCCGCTGATGTTGAACGTGGTGCTGTTGCCCTGCACCACAAAGCGGGTGTTGGGGTCATCAATCACATACGCTTCAACGTCGCCGGTCGCATCAGAGCCGGGCCAGTAGTTGCTGAACACCGGGCGCTTCTGCGAGGTGGACAGATACTTGCAGCCCACGAAGATGCCAGCCAGCGTGGTCGTGCCGGGCGAGGCCTGCGTGATGTAGCCGTTGGCGGTGCTAACGACCGGCATAACCGGGTCGCCATAATAAATGGCCGTGGTGTTGCCAGCGGCAATACGGCGGGCAGTCTGAGCGAAGGTCGGTGCGCCACCAGCCCCACCCTGATACTGCCGGAAACCAAACGGTGCATTGGTATTTGGCACTGTTTGTGATCCTTATACTAAGCGCATCATCGCACGCCGGGGCGATTCAGGGCTGGGACATCGTTTTACCCTTCCGCCGGGGAAGGACATATCGGCCTTATAAGACCAAGCGAATAATGATTGCCAGCATTTTTTGTAAAAGAAAAGGGCAAACCTTTTACAAGGCTTGCCCTTATGTAAAGAAAACCCGGTTTTCTTAACAATCAGTCCTGCGGAATTGGCATAGGCTCATAACCACGGCTGATTTTCGGCTTTACCTGGGCGTGGTCACGCCCAAATTGACCTTCAGGCGCTGAACCAAGCTGCGCCTCCTTGTGCTTCACCTGCTCCTTGGCATTGCGCTGGTCAATGTTGCGGAACTGCTCGGTGATCACCTTGGGCCGCATCATAAGCTGCATGCCCTTACGCTCAATGGTGTGATAATTGCCGTTGACCGGCATCATCTCAGGGTGACGGCTGGCCGGGACAGTCTCCCAGCCGGCGCGTGCCAGTTGGACCTGATACGCAGGGTCTTCCTGGTTGTAGATGGTCTTGCGCTTCCACTCATAGCTCCAACCATCAGGGATCTTGTGGGGCTCGATGTAGAAGTCGTCAGTGCCCTCATCCAGGCCGCCCAGGTGCTGCATAATCTCAGCAGCACGGCGGCTGGCGGATGCACGAGGGTCTTCCTCACGCATAGCTGGGCGCATGGCAGGGCGAGAGACAGCAGCCTCCTGCTCAGGCGCTACAGCCTGCTCAAGAACTTCGCCTTCAACCCCATCAACGGGGAGAATGCGACGGGGGCGGCCACGCCGGCCACGAATAGGAGCTTCCATGTTCTATTTCCTTCTCAGTGCAACTTGCCTTCGCGCTTCAAGGCAATCTTGTTGCGCGCGTAATCTTCGGGCGACATGCCCATCATGCTAGCCATCTCACGCTCTTCGGAACTGAGCCTCACAACATTAGGCCGGGTGCCAGATGCCGTGCCAGAACGAGACACAGGAGCAGCAGCAGGGGCCGATCGACGTTGTGCCGGCGCGGAAGCAGAAGACAGGGCGGATTCCTGCTCAACCACTGGCGCGCCAATACCCAGAACCTTCTCGACCGAAGCAAAATACTCGGGCGTATCAGACGCAATGCCGTCAGCGGTCACAAGATTGTGCGCTGCGATCATCTTCTGGGTCAGGCGAGGCGTGCGGGCATACTCAGGATGGGCCCGAACCCACGCAGCAGAAGGCGCAGACAGTTGAGAAGCCATTAGCTCAACCGGATCCGTATGCTGCACCTGCTGAACAGGCTGCCTTGACTGAGCCTCCATGGCAGACATGCCATTTTCAAGCTGAAGCAGCTTGGCGCGGGCGTCAGCCATAGCCTCCTGGTACTCGGCGGCAGCGTCAAAGTCGCCAACAGCCATCGCCTGCTTGTAATTACCCTTCAGGATATCCCCTTCGCGCTTCATCGTGTCGATGGCAGTGCGAACAAGCTGAAGATTAGAGCTATCCACCTCGCTGCGGGCCTGCTGGGCCTGCGAAGTAGCCTGATGAGCGCGATATTCTGCCTCTTCGCGGCCCTTGCGCTCAACTTCTAGCCGGCGGCGCAGTTCTTCCACGCCATCTTCGGCGGAAATAACCGGCTTTGCCTCAGTTTCAACGACAACATCAGGCGTTTCGGTTACAGGCTCATCAACCTGAACCTCAATTTCTTCGGTTTCTTTGGCGTCAGACATGAATTTTTCTCCTTACCAGACCTGATCGGGCGCAATAATTTTGCCGCGCACTGCCGTATCTTCCAAAATGCGGCACATCAGGTTGTTGATGGTGATGCCCCAGCCGTCAGACGGGCGAAAAATCACCCAGTCGCCCTCATCCACCTCAATATCGGTGAACCACTGCTCGCTGGCATCGACAAAGGCCATCGGGCCCTTCTTCACCACAAGCCCAACCTTGCCCTGGATCTTATCCTCGGCCACGGTGGCGTCAGGAAGGTAAATCCCGCTCTTGGTTTTTGTCGGGCGCACGTAAATTGCGACCAGAACCTGATTGTTAAACAGTTCAATGGTCGAAAGATCGCCAATATCCTCCAGGATACCGGCCTTTGGATCATTGACATGATCCATGGTCATAAACGGCATTGTTTTTCCCCTACCGATTGCTCTGACTAGACCGAATTTTCGCCTCTTCGATCAAGTCATCCATATTGCGAAGTGCCATTATTGCACCTTGCACATATGTTATACTACCATTTCCGGCTTGAGTGATAGGTGTGCTTACAAGCAACTCCTTCAGTCTCTCGATCTCTTCGGAAATGAGTCGATTTATCTCTTTTTCAAACATTGCTGCATTGGTCAGCATGTCCAGATCCTCTCCTCTGGCCTCTCGCCTTGATTGCCGGGCCGGGAAGGTGGGAGAGGAGACACCTTCCCGGCCCCATTCGCGCGCCTCTGTGCGGAGGGTCAGCGCGCGAAGGTCTTACTTACCGGGCGGCTTCAACCCGTAAGCATCAATCTTCTCCAGGCGGCCTTCGCCGCTGCCGGCACCAGCGTGCATCTTCGGGTAGATGCGACCGCCATCCTTACGGGCAGGGGGCTTCAGGCCGTAGGCCTCGATTTTCTCCAGCCGCCCTTCGCCGCTACCCGCACCAGCGTGCATCTTCGGGTAGATGCGGCCACCGGCCTTGCGGGCAATCGGAGGCATCATGCCCTCTGGGCCACCAGGAGGGGGCGGCATTGGCATGGGAGGCATACCACCACCACCAGGGGGAGGCGGCATGGGCATCGGAGGCATGCCACCAGGAGGGCCACCGGGGCCGCCAGGAGGCATGGGAGGCGGAACAGGGATAGGAAGGCCCTGAGGCGGGCGGGGCGGCATAGCGCCCGGCTGCTGGCCACCAGCGTTGATGCTGATAACGATGTTCGTCTTGCCCTTGCCGCCCTTGGCAGGCTTCTTCTTGGTGCTGCCAAATAGGCCACCACCATAGGCGCGGGCCTCACGGCCACCAGTCGGGCGAGTGCCGCCAGTGTAGTTGATCTCGCCGCCGTGAGCCTTGGCCGTCTTCTTGGCCTTGCCGCCGCGCTTCATGCCCTCAAGGCCGGCCTCACGAGCAAGCTGCGCGCGAC